TTCGTATACCGAACTGTTGACGCACATAACAATACGCTCTTTGACATATTCCATAACGGCGTTCTGTACTGTCACGCTAGCAGCGGTGAACATAGAAGTGGCTGCTGACACAGAGGTGAGGTCAAGAGATTTCTTCAAGACCTCAAGTTTTCCACTGGGTCCAGTATCGTTAGTTACCCAAAAGGCTGTAGTACCGTCATCGCAGATAGCATAAACTTTATCATCAGCACCAGCATTGTAATCAATGAAGTGAGTCTCGGCTCCAGTTGAATCAATTTTATCTACATCATATCCATCGTGAAGAAGCACACCATCGTAGGTTGTACCGCTAGTAGTCCACTGAATAGAACGAAGCTGTTGGAAAGAACGTCCATTGGATTCTATTGGATGGGTAGTTACGTGAGCAGTTGTGGATGAACTAAGTAAAGTAACCTGTCCCTCGGTCCACACATCAACGCCTTGACTGTCGGCAAAGCGATAGGCACCCTCATTGGATACCAAAGCAGGGTCAAAAAAAGTAATCCCCGCTCCATTATGGAACGAGGATTGGCTTCTAATCCACCACCCGGTGAGGCTTTGCTCACCAGGTTCTGTCTGGTTATCGAACTGTTCTTTTCGGAAGGGGGCTGTTTGCCTAATGTAGGGATTGCCGTCGCTGATGGCGTAGATAAAGGGTTGCCCACCGATAGCTACATCATAGGCAATATCTGTGTTCTGCCAGATAGAAGTGTTAGATACAACACCGACGTCAACCGCGATAGCCCTGGTAGAGCGACCTTCGGTAATATCACGACCAGCCACTTATTCTCCTTGTTGTTGTTCTTTCATTTTATTCTTGAGATGCTCGTGTGCCCAATACAATGCGTAGTAGTCGAAATCAAGGCTGAATCGTTTCATATGCTTGACCAACGCTCCGGTGTGCAGGTGTAAGTCAACGCCCGACTCTTGAAGCTTGCGGAAGAAGATAATATCTTCTCCTACAAAATGGTCATCACTAGCCGAACCAGCCCTTTCGGTGAAGAAAGACTCGTTAGGAAACTTCTCTCGCATCTTTGGGATAATAGACTTGTGCATAAGAGTTAGACCAAAACCAGCAGAATCCACCTTGATTACTTGATTCTCTGGTAGTGGATGCACATATTGAATGTTGTATTCATCTACATTATGGAATGCTGCAGGGAATGGTTTCATTAGTGTTCCTTCATTCTCCTTGGAGATAAAGTAAACACCGGATACCACCGGACGAGCAATCTTATCTGCCGTCTTCCACAGCTTAGCCATAGTCTCAAGATTTAGTACAATGTCTGAGTCCACCCAGAGAAGCCAGTCGGTCTTCATCTTGTCTGCCCAGTGGTCGAAGAGCACCTGGCGTTGTCTGCCAATCTGGTTACCCTGTACTCGGATACTGGTGTGGATTGGCATACCATTGCCAGGACCTGCAATAACTGCAGCCATCAAGCCTTCGGTAAACTTGCCATCTGTTAGTCCGTTGTCGCACCAGCCGATAGCGACGGTTTCATTCTTTTGAATCATTTATGCCCCCAGTTGTTTGTCGAACTCAATCCACTTGGCAGTGATAGTCTCCCAAGAGAATGCCTTGTTGATATAGGAAACCTGCTCCTCAGGATTCCATTCCCCTTTATAAATCTTTTCTATAGCCTCTGTCAGCTTCTCGGCGAAGAGGTGTGAGTGCTCATTCGGGTCATCCATATAGTCATAGCTCAGACCGAACCCATTGGCGACCTCCGGTAGCGCACCCAGCTCAGGGTGGACCGTCAGGTTCCCTGCGCTCATCGACTCAGCCAGCGATAGGCAGAAGGTCTCGAGGTAGGTGGATGGGTAGGCAAAGATGTGTGCTTCCTCTACCGCCTCCATCAGGGTCCGCTTCGGGGTCTTCCAGTAGAACCTGACCCTTGGGTCGATGTACTTCTGGTCTCCCTCGAAGTGGAGGTCTGGGTTGTAGTCGTTGTAGAACTCCAACCGGAAGTCAGCGTCGACATACTTGAGCGAGTTCATCAGCACGTGCAAGCCTCGGTAAGCGCTTGAGGTGTTGATGAGCCTGACCTGCTTGACCTTCTCGAACTTCTCTGGCTTGTACTCCAAAGGGAAGATGGCATTCGGTATGACCACGAACTTGTCGAGTGGCAGGTTCAACTCGTCAGATGTCCAGAGCTTGTGCCACGTAGATGGCACGACTATCTTTGCTATCCGTTTGACGAACTCAGGGTTGCCCAGAATCTTTTCCACGTAGACTGGATTGAACTGAGCCTTCGTATTGTGGAGCCAGAGGATTACCTGGCGTCCATCCTTGATAACCTCTGGCACATCGAGTGATATGCCTGGAGCTACCATACAGAGGTAGTTCTCCATATTGACCATATGCGGTAGCACTAACTGCTCCCACGTACGAATCATATATTCGGTGCCACCGTAGACATTTTTGTCGTACAGGAATGGCATTTCCATAGCGTCCCCCTATGTGTATTTCTTTTTTTGCCAAAATAATTTACGGTAGCCACTCCAAATATATTTTCGTATCTGTCTATTGCGGCGCTCCATATCGTCGGCATCAAACACAGGGAATGAGGAGTGCCATTTATCTCGTCGAAAAGGAAAGATTTGAAACATTGGAGTTCCGGCTGGGATAATTCCGTCAAAACCTTTGTGAATAAAAAATGGAATATTTCCTACTGACGTGTGGTGAAACAAATCAGCATCCACAACACCTGTCATAGTTGTAAAAGGTAAGTCCAAGCGATTGAACGGATGAGTAATAAGAAGGCTATATCCCTTTGGTAGTCTAGCGTGCCAATAGTTTGACCATATAAATTCAAATGGATAAAAAACTTCGCCTATAACTCCGCTTACTTTTTCCCTATGTGCCATAGGTTGCGGACCAGATTCATAGCCATAGTTTACAAATCCGTTATCATTGCTAATTCGTATATCTACCCAAGTTTCCTGTATGTAACCAGAAGTAAGAGCGTCTATAAAGGGTAAGCAACTTTTTAGATGTCCATTCTGTAATTTGCCATCAACATATTTGATAGAAGAATCTTTAGGGGTTGGCAGTTCTTTATACCAAGTTGGTATGTATTGATACGCAGGTTTAGGTCCTTGTACAAATTTAGAAACATATTCAGTTCCCGCTAAGAATTCAATTTCCATAGTGTCCCCCTATGTTGTTATCCTAGAAGCAGTTTGGCTTCTTCTTCCGTTATACCCAATCGGTCAAGAACTTGTTGTTTTTCAATTTTTTTATTTTCAATTTCTTGTTCGCGCTGTGCAACCATTGCTTCAATTCTTGCATTATCTTTTTCATAACGCTCAAATTCTTCATCAGTCATTTCACGAACTACTGTTTGCCCAGTAAGAGCATCTGCAATAGATATTAGAGGTTTCATTTTATTTCCTAGTCCTGGTAGCCGTATACTTTGACAGTTCCACTAATGTTGTCTGCTGAGGTGTAAATAGTAAAACCATCATATGATGTTGATGCAGAGTGGGTTCCAGCACCAGTGTAATAAAAATATGATGCGCTAAAGTACCCTGCTGCGTCAAAAAAATATACAGTCGGAGCCGCTATTTGTGGTGCTAGGAATGTTATGTCAAGCCCACCAGCAACCAATGAAGTACCGAGCGCTGTCAAAAGTATTTCATCTGTTCCAAATGGGTCTGTTTCAGCACCCACAACTGCGTTATATCCAACAATGTCAACCGAATTATAGTTTGCCGTACTGTCGGTTCCAGATGCACGAAGCCTCATAAGCAAATATCTGTTGGTAGTTACTGATTCTGTAAAATCGCAAAGAACTCTATAATACCTATAGGCACTACTAAAACAGTTATTTACAGAATGTGTTGCAACACCGCTGAAGGTGGTAGCAGACACAAGAGTAACCGCTGACGCAGAAACTGGAGATGCCCATTTTAGTCCAGAAGTAGTAGCTGAATCTACTACTAAATAAGCGTTTGCGGTAGAAGCAACAGTCAATTTAGTAAAAGTATCAGCACCTGTACCAATAATTAGGTCGCCTTTTGCATCAAAACCGGTAGCAACCGTGTTGGTTACAGTAGGAATAGGACCGGCACCGCTTGAGATACTGATACCAGTACCGGCAGTCACCGCCGTAATGTCAGCAGCAGTACGGTCTGCTAGGTCTCGGGCTTTGGTCATTTATATTCCTTTCTTGACCAGAACATAGTTTTGTATCTATCGAAGAATTTAGTTTGTAGTCTTTGAGTTATGGTTGTTTGTTTTACTAGGTCTTCTTGATTTCCTAGTTCCATTTTCCAAGAATCCCTTTTGACTGGAATAACCTGAGCTATGGGCGTTCCCATCGGAATCAGCCCCTCAAAGCTTGGGTCATTGATTACGAATGGAAAGTTGACCGGAGCAGAGTATTGGTCTGTATCTACTACTCCAGGCAAAATTGTAAAGACCGACTCTCTATGAAACGGTTGTACAAATAAAGTTGAATATCCCTTTGGGGTTTTGATAGACCAAGGATTATTCCATTTTGGATAAGCATATGGTTTTTTATCTGGATGCAACGGAGCCTGCTCAATTGGGTGAAATTCAATCAAACTAAAAGCTGACCATTCAAAATGTTGCATTTTTTTGATAGGTAAACCTTCAATGATTTTACCAGTTTTTGAATCCTGGGCTTCATAATCTCTTACTGATACATAAACATCAGCAGGAAGGGTAATTATATATCCAGCAGTAATGGCATCAAACACTGGCATACAACGCTTGATTGTTGCATATGTTCCGCCAATACCGTTTGTTTTCTTTTCTTTGCCAATGTATGACTCCGTGTTTTTATACCAGTCTGGTATCAGGCTTGATGCCGGTTTAGGCAAAGTCAAATCCTGATACCCAGACATATTGGTAAATGTTATCTTCATACACGCCCCCTTGCGTATTGGTTATACTATAACCCAGGATTGAGCACTTTCATTCCATTCATACACCTTACCATCTGTAGGCATAGGAACTGGAGCTTCCCACTCAAAGCTACCATTTAGAACCCAACTTCCGTATGGTTGTTTTCGAATGAATCTAATTCCATCCCAGGTTCCGCCTATTTCGGCAGGAGCTAAACCTTGAACCTCAATGCAAAGTTTTTTAGTAACTTCTTCTGCAATTTCTTGGGATTCAGCAACAATAATATTTTGAACAAAACCGTCATCAATAACTGCAAATGTAGGCATTTTTAGTTACCAACCTCTCAAAACATAAACTACTCCGGCACTACCATTACCTGCTCCGGCAGCTCCGAAAACTACGTTGCCGGAATTTATGCTTCCGCCGCCTCCAGCTCCATATCCCGTTCCATTTTCTCCATTACCGCCGTTCATAGCATTGGGCGAGGTAGTTGCAGCACCAGCACCACCCGTTCCGATACCAGAACCCGTTCCAGGGGTTCTGGTGTTAGTGCCAGTAGCACCAGCACCACCGCCGCCATTGTTTCCTGTTTTCACGGACGTTGCAGGATTAGTTACCTGAGGTCCGGTACCAGCTTGAGTGTTATCAGCACCGTTTGCTCCACCGCTTGCAGAAATAAGATTTCCAAAAGTCGTTGACCCAGAATTTCCTCCACCCGATACAGCACCTGCGCCAATGGTTACAGAAATAGCTGTGTTTGTATAAACAACACCATCAGTACAAGCACCACCTTGACCTCCGCCTAGATTGAAATACTGATTTGTGCCGTAACCGGCAGCGCCTCTGCCTCCCCCACCAACGCAAAGAACCCATAGTTTGCCGGTTTGATTGTAGGTGCTAGTTGTTGTGATTGTATCTAGTGTTCCGGATATTTCGGTTATGGTTAGAGATGCTGCTGTTTTAGTAACAGTAACTACAACATTTGTTCCAGTATTTATTTCAAAATAAAGTTCAGTAGCAGCCGAAGCTAAGTTTACGCTTACAGTACCAGAAGCAGTTACAGCTTCAACTATAGTAGTTCCAACCAAAAAACTTACCGTTGCATTTACGGTAGATGGGCAAGTAATTGTATAAATAGCTGCAGAGAGTTCTCTTACAACCTTGTACTGCTTTCCCGATGTTGGGACGGTTGCTGCAATAGCGTTATCTGTAACCGTAACGGGAATAGGAAATACTGAAATAGACATTAGGAAATCTCCACTCCGCTAATATGAAAGTCTACTGAGACAGATGAGGCAAGACCCTTGATAGTCTGAGTTGCCGGTAATACTTGTTTCAAATCAAAAGCAAATGTTGAGTTTGCCGCAATAGCAACTGACCCAAGAAGGTCAATGTCATTGAGCAATACAGATGCGGTTACTGCAGCCGTTGTTGGGTTGCATATAACAATGTTAGTGACCACAGCGGTTGAACCACTGGGGGTTGTATAGAGCGTGGTACTTGAGGTTGATGCTGCCACTCGGGCTAGCACTTTGGATACTACAGCCATTAGTTACTGTACCTTTCTTATAGATAAACACCCATAAGGGTGTTGACTTCGATTGACTCTGTATCAACTGCAGCCCACTTGACTCCAAGTGT